CTTTCATCTCTAATCTTCCCACTTCCTAATCGTCCAACTGTCTGCCATTCAGTCAAGATGGTGAACCCGTTTGCGTTAGTTAAGTTAGTGGGGTTAGTGGTAGGGGGGGTAGTCGGGGTAAAGAAAGTGTTGGATGCTCGCCACGCCAGACGTCATATGAACACAGACCAGCACGAACAGTATGCTGAGTCATTGGTGGAGGCTGAGGATGTTGACGACTTGAATGTGCCGTTCAAGGTTGAGATTGATGGGGCGACTGTATTTCAAGTACACGAGTCCCCCGATGCATTCAAGGGCAAAGTCGTCATGGTCGAGACGGAAAAGGTGTCAACCACAGATTCGGCGGGAACCACTAAGGTTACCACCACTGCAAGGCACAAACGTTTCGCCCTTCCCAGCATCTGGGTGAAGAGCAAACAACAGGTAATAGCAGAAGTAGGAATTCTCAGGGATAGCGAGGCCAATAGGTTGGTGGCTCAGCGTGTCATCTTGGATTACCTGAAGGAACATAAGGTTCGTCCTTATGATATCCAGCGGATAGTCCCGGTGGCAGTTGAGTTGGTCTTTGTTCCAGACCACAACCAGATATTGGCCAAACGTGTCAGAGTGTCTAGGGCCAAGGAAAAGCGACATGACGAGTTGGCTCATGTTAGCCAACATCGCCCATTCTGGAAGGTGTGGGACAACACACCTAAGCCCAGTCCCTTTGATCCTTAGGGGTGCCTAGGTGTCATCACTGGCTTCACAACACCAACTCCTATCCGTTGTGTAGTCCCAGAGATAGAGGTGAGACCAGGACATCTACCAGAGAAACCACGCCATATGTACCGTTATGCAGGGAACGGTATCACACGTAGATTTGGCGTACATAACAACTCCTTGCACAACATTCAGCGTGGGCTGACAGAGCGTGTTTTTAGAGTGGAAAGGAATGGCATCCTTGTGCCCCCACCTACGCCTGCCAGCTACGGAATGTTTTCACAGAGGCTAGCCAAGTTCGACAAGGCGCTTCGCCCAGTCCCCCTCCGCCCCTTGAGCGATTCACAATTTTGTGAGCGGTATCAGGGGCGCAAGAGGCTGGTATACGAGGCGGCAGCGGCGAGCTTACTAACCAAGCCGGTTAACAAGCGGGATAGCCATATGAAAACATTCGTTAAGGCTGAGAAGCTTGATCTCAAGTCTAAACCTGATCCAGCCCCTAGGGTCATACAGCCGCGTGATCCTAGGTATAATGTAGAAGTAGGTAAGTTGATTAGCCATCAGGAGAAGAGGTTGTTTAGATGCATAGATAGGATTTTTGGGAAACCAACCGTGATGAAAGGTCACGATTGTCTTAAAACTGGTGAGATCTTCGCTCAGCAATGGGGGAAGTTCTATGATCCAGTTGCAGTGGGTATGGACGCGAGTCGCTTTGACCAGCATGTGAGTGAATTTGCCCTCGGCTGGGAACACAAGCAATGGCTCAAATTCGTACCCAAAACTGTCAGGAAGAAGCTGAAGAAGCTTCTTCGCTGGCAGATGGACAATCAGGGTGTGGCCTATGCTCAGGGGGGGCGTATCAAGTACCGTGTGAAAGCACGTAGAATGTCAGGGGACATGAACACATCGTCAGGAAACATCATGATTATGTGTGCCCTGGTATATGCTTATCTAACCAGCGTCGGGTTGACGACAGCTGATTTTTGGCTGGCCAACAATGGTGATGATAGCACCATAGTACTTGATAGGAAGAACCTCCACAAGTTGAGCAATATTCCTAAGTGGTTTTTAGAGATGGGCTTCAACATGAAAATTGAGGATCCAGTCTACCACTTGGAACAGATTGAATTCTGCCAAACACACCCCGTATGGACAGAACGAGGTTGGACCATGGTCCGGGACCCACATAAGGCACTCGGCAAGGACTGCACAGTCAATTGCGACATCAAAGGTCGCACCCACAGGGAAACCTGGATTGGAGCAGTTAGAGAGGGAGGACTTGCCCTCACCGATGGGTGCCCAGTGTGGCCCGCATTCTATAGCATGTTCGTGGCTGGTACCACCAAGGTCACGAAGAACAACAACGTCCACGAGCACGTAGCAGGAACTGGATTCCGCCGTTTAGCCGGTTCCCTGAAGTTCGTGGATACACCCATTAGCGCCAAAGCCAGGTGTAGCTTTTGGATTGCTTTTGGAATTACGCCTGATGAGCAGGAAGCCATTGAGGCCAGGTTTCGAACAATTACCTACACAAGCGAGCTGGAGCCACTCGGTCAGTGGTCTCATAGGAGTGAATTAGTACTTCCCCATGGCCTCTAGGGGAACTAACTGCGAGAGAGGAGGACTAACCAACCTTCCAACCTGTCTAAGTCTTATCCGAAGCGGACATACGAACACGTTTGCACCCAAATCGGAGCTGAATGCGCCCTTACTGCGCGACTACCTTATTCTCTTCCATCACTAAAGTAGCGGAAAATATGGACAGAAAAGTAAAAACAGGACAACCCATCAGGAGGAGGCGGCCTAATGGAGGAAAACTCATCCAAACCACCTCAACCCCTGCCGCGAAGCAGGTGGTGGTGGCCAATAGGCCACCGGTCGTCAGGACCAATGGTAACTGCACAAGAATCACGGCCCATGAGCAAATCTACACTGTTAATGGGTCTGTGGGCTTCACTGCGACGAAATTCCAAGTCAATCCTGGATTACCGTTCTATACATGGTTATCTCAGAGAGCGGCAGGCTGGGAGAAATATCGCCTCGACAAGTTCGAGGTGATGTACATCCCAGCTGAAGCGAACACCACGACACCTGGAAGCGTCTATTTTGTAGCAGATTACGATCCTAGCGATCCACCACCCAGCAGCCTGCAAGCTCTTAGCACGTATGAACATCAAGTTAATGGGCGGGTCTACAACGCATTGACGTTGGACCTGTCCCCAAAGCGGATGTTTGATGGAGTGCAGACGAAGTACATCAGGCAAGGACCAGTGCCAAACGACCTTGCGTTGTACGATGCGGCCAGTTTCACCTTCGCAACAATTAGTTGTGCAAATGGTGATCCGATAGGGCAGATCTGGGTGAATTACACCGTAGAATTGATTTCTCCCCAGACTGAGGTTGGACCAGGAGTGCCCCAGAGCCTAGCCTACTTTTCACAGACCACCCTGTTTGACCAAGACATCGATCAGGGGGTCCCGTTGAATGTAGAATGGTCTCTGGACGTCACCAATGGTCCAGGGGTGTTGTACAATCCATC